TATTAACAGCAGTGCTTTGTTGTTGTTCTGATCGTGGTGTTTCTGGCTGTACTCGATTGTTTGGTTTAGCAGAAGTATCAGATGATTGTTTTAATACCGGGTCTGCATCTACAATAGGAGCAACGTCTACTTGTTTTTCAAGCATTAAGTCATTCAAAGACTTTTCAAGTAATACTTTTCTTGTTTGTGGATCAGTAGTTGCTAAATCTCTCATGATTTCAGAGTTTTCTGGATAATATGCCTTATATAGATTAATTTCAGCATCGCGAATGTTTGGTGAGTCTATACCCAAATTTTCTCTTGCACGTCTTACTTTTGCTCTAAACTCTGTACGTATAGATAAATCTGATAATTTTCCAACACCAACATGCAATCCACCACCGAGCAATGATCCAAAGGTAATGTTTAAAAAACTATCAGCTAAACCATAATCTGCTTGTAATTCACTAGCAGCTAAAGCTACAACTGGCTCAACAAGCGCAGCACCTACAGCACCTTCTTTTACACCCTTAGCAAGCCTAGCTCGAGTAAACCCAGTCTTTGCAACCATCTGTGCCATACGTGCTTGACCAACAACAGGAATAAATGCTGATGCAACGTTAATAGGGTCTAACATACTTACACCTAAACCTACAGCAAATTTAGCTGCACCTACACCAAAACCTTGTGGGCCTCTTGCAATAATAGATTGTCTTTCACGTTCTGCTTGTTTTTCTTCTACCATGAGATCAACAACAGATTGATATTCATCCTCTTCAAATGACAATCCAAGATCACCATATTCTGCATTCAGTTGATCTTTAGATACAAGTGGGCTGTTTTCTTTCAGTGCCGCACGTTGTAATTCAATTAAGGTAGATGTAGAAGATAATGGATTTCTTGCCCAGGTCTCTTCAGCAGTCGCTTTTAGTACATCACCAAAGCCTACAGCATATTGATCATAGCCTGATTCCTGAGCTGTCTTGTTGACGTTAAGACCAAATCCTATTTGAGCCATACTACTCCTTGTCTAAACCAAAGACTTTTCTGCCTCTAGCTTGTTTTTCTTTTAGGATGCGCAATTCGTCTGGAGTCATTTGTAATCTTTCTCTTGCACGAGTTTTACGTCCACGTCTTTCAATGATAGTTTCACCTTCTGGTGGAGCAATATCAATGTTAGTTCCAGGAACAGTCATACTTATATCATCAAATTTAAATGATAAATTATTGCCTTGTTCATTAACAATGGGTGCAAAAGAACCATCACCCATAGTAATACCAAAGATTAACCCAGTACCATCTGGACTATTATGCCATCTACCATTTTCAACAAGTTGTGTTTTAAACTCCATCATGCGTTCTTCTTCGTCTGCAATCTCTAGTAATGAACCAAATGGAACACCATTGAAATCTTCTAAGTGAATATCTTTAATACGCTCTGCTTTGGTAATAACTTCTTCTGCATTAATATCTTTACCATTGTATAAAGTTGGAACATAGTAAGTATCTTTGATTTGAAACTTATCAGTAAATTCTTCAGCTGCTTTCTTAATCGCACTGCTTTGTGACATACCAGATTGCATGTGAGTAATAGCAAGATATGTAAACGCATCATGAATGTTGTCCATCTTGGCAGTAGAGATACTTGTATTAAATTGATTTTGTCGCATGACAACTTCGTTAAACTCTGAGAATTTGTTTGCAATCTCTTTTCTCACCTCATCATAAGTTGTGTTCTTTTCTTTAGCCACTTGTTTCAACTTCTTCTGTTCTTCTTCATCATCAAAACTTAAGAAACGTTCTGTAAGTGTTGGGTTATTAAAGTAAGATGACAATTCAGCAGTCGTAGGTAAACCACCATTGACCAGCTGTGACAATGCGGCAGAGTTGTCTGCACCAAACTGTGTGTCAAGAACTTGCAACATTGCAGTTCTTTGTTGGCCATCAGCCTTCATGTAAGTACTAACAAATGCATCAACCTCACCCTTAGTCAATAACATTGTGTCTTTATCTACATCACTAATGCCATACTTAGCTGCATTACGTTCAATCATTTTTTTACGTTCAAGAACTTTACTAGACAGATCCGGATCTGTAATATCTAATTCTTCAAACTGACCATCACGCTTAGCTATCAAACCTACTGGATCTTTCTTCAATGCTTCTAGCATGTTTTTGGTGTATGGTTGTAATATCTTTAATCTTTGGTTTTCTGTTATATCTAGATCTTGATTAGGATCAATTTTTCTATCCATTAAATCTTCTAATTCAACTATTAAATCTGGTAAACTAGATTTGTTAAGCTGCTCAATCTGGTTAGATTGTTTTACCATTTCATCCACAACGTCGACTAGCTCAGATCCTGGCTCAAGCAAATCATACATTTTTTTAATCATCGCTGGCGGTATACGCTGTCCTTCAGCTAAATAATTACTTTCAATCAACCCTAGCTCTCTTCTTGCAATCTTATCTCTAGCTGCAATTTCTGAGTTAATATAAGACAATTCATTATTAATCTGTTTTGCAAATCGATCTTTGTCTGTTGATTGCATATAGTAACTAGCTTCAGATGACTTATCTTTTGGTAATTCGTTTAATACTTCTGCAATAGTCTTGCCTCTATATTTTTGTGCAATCGCTTTTGCATGATGGCCATCATCAATTAACTGCAATGATTCATCTAGTTGTTGTGCTAACTTCTCCTGTTTCCGAGTACCGCTAAATGACATATCACGTGCCATTTTCCTAATAACATCTTTATATTGTTGTTTTTGTTCTAGTGTGGCATTTGGATTTGCAAGTAAAAAGTTTTCATAATCACGCTCAACATTAGCCTTCATAGTTTCAGCATTGAATAAACGCTTTTCTTCTTCTTGATTACGAATAACTGTATCAGCTTGATTAAGATAATTCCGTGCAGAAGCTGTTGCTTGCGCACCATAACCCTCAGCCAACATAGGATCAATACTTGTTAAAAATTCTACATGTGCAGAAATAGGTTCTTGTAACTTTTCTAATGCTTGGCCTTGATTAGTAATAGCACCAGTACGTACTTGCTCTAACACATCTGCACTCATTTGATCTAATTCAAGTCTTAACTCTCCCGCTACTTGTTGACCAAGTACTTTTTTAATTGCATCGTTGTAAGTTGTTCCACCTTTGAGGAATGAGTCAATAGGATTGCCACCGGTTTGTCTTGCTTGATCTATTTGTTCTTTAGTAATAGGATTAGTAATGGCATCTTTAACAGCCTGTTCGCTCGCATATACATTTGCTTTCTCATTAAAGGTTTGACCTACCTGAGATAAAAATCTATTAACACGCTCATTAGAAGCTAATGACTCTTGTATAGGTGCAGTAGTGAGCTGACCCATGCCAGTCATTGTAATACCAGATGTTTGATATTGTTGTAATTTACCCATTATGTTGGAACCCTTGTGTCATTATAAATTTTATACGCATTACCAATATGATACAAAGCATCAAACTTAGATCCACGTACCGCCTCATCTCCAGCAGCAGCCAGCAGTGATGATTGAGCATCTTGAAATAACTCTGATGATCTTGAGTTAAATTCTAAAGCACTAATATCACGCAAGTAACGTTCTTCATTTTTCTTAGTAACTAATTTCACTGAGCCATCAAATCCATTCACACCATTAGCAAAACCAGCTGCTAATGTGCTTGCATTAACTGCTAACAAATTACGTGTCTTATCATTAGCTGCACGTAACAAGTTGAGTCGATTAATCTCTTGATCTGCTCGCATTTGTTCTGCTTGCATTTCATATTGTTGCTCAAGATATTGTCCACGATTGTAAGCACCTACAGCTTGCAATCCAGAGAAGCCTGTAGATATTAAGCCAGAATACTTATTCATTACATCAAATGCTGTGCCAAAACTAGCTAATAATCCACCGCCACCTGGGCTAAGAATTGCTGGATTCATCATCATTGATGCACCAACAGATGCTATAGGAGCACTAACTGCTGCTGCACTAAGTAATGCTGGAGCTGTAGCCATACTTGCAGTTGCTGTTGCTCCAAATGCTGTTGTTGCTGCTGGTACCGCTGCCATTCCCATAGTTAAGTTCCTTGATGTGTTGCTATTTTATATTCTAAACCAAGCAATGTCATTTTTAATGGTGCAGATTGTGTAATAGTAATCTGACCTTCACTGCTATACCCTAGTATACCATGCAGCACTTTAGTTCCAGTAAACTCTGGTACTGCACTGTCCAAAGCTCCAGCTCCTAATGTGCGGATTGGTACTAAATTATTATTGATAACAATATTCTGTGTTTCGTACAACAAAGCATTCACTTCTACAATACGTTTTCTAAATCCAATACGAGTACCACCAACAACTCTTAAGTCAATTGGCATTGTTTTTACTTCAACCTCAATCGGCAACCCAACTTCACATGATGTAGTAGGGGTATTAGTAAATGTTACTGCACTATCTGCTACCTGATCTTCTTCGACTAATCCATCTGACAGTACATTGACTGTGGCCCCATCAATATGAGACGCATCTAAACTAGCTACTGCTCCTCCAATAATTGCACTGTCAGTTAATCGACCTTCCTCAAACACCTCAACATAATATTTATCTACACTATTATCGCTCCGTTTAACAATAGTATAAATGTCTGTAATATCCACACCCACATCTAAATAACTACCTAGTGTAGTAAACTCTGATGCAGCAATAACATTCTGTGATCTTAATAATGAAAACACAGCCATCGTGCCGTCATCTTCATTGACTATAAAAAGTAAGTCATTTTCATCGGTATTCACTGCACGACGTAAATCCATACGCTTTGGACTTTTGAGTAAGTGTCCAGATAGTAATGAAATTTTTGATGTAACGTAAGTTAAGAATGTATCTGAATATGCAATCTCAGCTAACTGTTTACCTTGTCTTTGTATAAATAACACGCCAGATTCTAACTGTTTAACACGTACACCTTCTTTGGTGCCGTTACGTGATGTAGTAGATAAAAAGAAACTTGTTGGTGTAATAGGAGTTAAGCCTTCTTGAATAACAGCAAACTCACCACCTGATGTAAAGATCTGTAAGTCACGACCAGAGATCATGTCAATGATAGCATTAAAAGTATTAGTATCGAGAGTAGCCTCAACAGCATCATCATCTAATCCTTCCACCGGTTCAAAGTCAAAGAATAAACCTACCTTAGATCCCCAGATGGTTGATGGTCTTGATTTCGATCCGCCAAAGAATAAACGTCCTTGATGGAATGTCACTGTGCGTGGCCATCCTTTTGATACAGACCATACATCCTCGTATCCTGTTTCTAGTTCCCAGTTACCAGATGCAATAGCAGATGTATTAAAAAATGGAAACTCAGTCACTGCATTAACTTCAGTAGCACTTACAAATTCTACAATTCTTGCTCGACCTTGTGGCTCTGCATTGATATATTGTCCAACATGTCCTGAGTTAAATACACTAGCAGATGCAGTCAATGTCACTTTACCAGAAACGTCTGACGGTGTTAATGTTGCAGCTGGGTTGGATGTTGCTAAAGTAAATGCATGTTGTGGTATAGAATCAAAACTAATATCTGAGATTGACCAACTCGTATCACTTGTACGTGTAATTCTTTTTGGTACCATGTCTTCTTGTACCAGAATTAATGTGTCTGCGGATTGAGTAAAACACATTGCATCTAAATAAGCACTTATGACTGTTGTTGTTAGGTAATTGTCTCCGGAACCATTGATGTTTGTTTGTAGTACTTTATTCTTAAATACATACATACGATTGTTGGTAAAAGCCAACATGTAACTGTCGTTTACTGAGAATTCAAAATGTACAAGACGTACACCATTTTCTGGACTGCCGCCAAGCTCTGTTAAGAATTTAGTACCTGGCCTACGATGCACGCCACCTTGTGGTTGACAGATAACATTCTTTGCTGTTTCTAGTCCATTCTTATATGCATCCAGGTCAATACGAGAACGTACAAGCGGATCAAGCTCACCACTGGTAAAGTTCGTTTGTATATCAACAAACCTAGCCATTAATACCTCACATTAATTAATGAGAAATCTTGTATTGCATTTGTTGGATTGCCTTGACTATCAATATTCATTGCTTGTCGCATATAACCACCTCGACCATTTTCTCCTGGTGTACCTTCTGCAATCGTGCGCCAGTATTCTGACTTATCAGCCTGATCTGTGATGGGTAAAGCTAGATGCCAAGCCATCTCGTACTTGAGCAATTGCACAAAATAATGTGGTAATCCAAACTCAGGGACATTGTATTGATAATCTATGTATACTTTTTCATAGTCTGTTAATAACTTATCGCCTATTAATCTATATTCCCTACGAGGGTAAGCGCCTACATCACTTGAGTCATATACAGCATTCGGTCTGCCGATAATGTCAGAGGGTAGTTGATATTCATATTTGTATTCGTTAGTTGGTGTCGTCACCAATCTAGCTAATTGTGTTTTCTTAAATGAAAATGACCAGTCATACATTGTTAATGTACGGATCTTAATGTCTGGATACAGCCGGTCACAAATGTTAGACTCGTCTGTGCCTTCTGTAAATGATGATATTGGATTGGCCCCAAGCATTAGTAATGCATCGGAACATATTTTAATATCGGTATCACCTGTAGCCATTTTGTTTCCTTTAAATGTGCAAATAGGTAGGCACCGAAGTACCTACCTGATCTGCAATAAACAACTTAGTCAGCGTCTGCGACTGATAATGCTGTACCATCTGATACATCAACAACACCAGAAGCATTAGAAAGTACAACGACTAAAGATGCTGTAGGAACAGATGAGTCCCATAAGTATACTAAGTCGCCCACTTTTAATACTGAGTGTGCGTCATTGAAATAACCAGCTGTATTGATATCAGCAAGTGTGTCAGTTCCAGGAGCGGTATATGACCACATCTGTGGAGCATTACCAGCTTTGGCTTGACCACCAATAGGTTGTAAATTGTCTTTATTATAAGCCATTATTTATCTCCTTATGATTCACGACATGTGAGGTTAACAATACCTTCAGCGTCAATCGCTACAGCACCAGCAGAGAACATAGCATTCACTAAGAATGAAGTTTTTTCTGGAACGTAGTTGATTTCACTTTTAGGACCCATGCCTTCAGCATAACCAATAGCATCTTTATGGAATGCTAAAACAGTTCTGTCTAAAGAACCATCGATAGATAAACCACCTTCAGTTCTGTCGCCAAGTACGTGGAATGTGAAACCTAAGTATGTATTGATTTCACCAGATACTAAAGCTTTAACAGTGTTGAAGTCAGAAGATGTTACTTCTGTTTCGCTGAGTAATGCAGCTAAGTTATTAGCGTGTAGGACAACGTGACGATCTTGTGGAGGTACGTTACCTTTGTCTAATAGTTTTTTAGCTTCACGTAGTTTAGCTACGTTTAAGTTTGTGTCAGTACCACCAATGTCGTTAGCAACAGTTAATGAAGTACCAGAACCTTCAAGTGCATCAATGATTAACTGATCTTGACGACGACCGATAGCATTAGCAACTACTTGTACTAATTCTTGTCTTTCGTCAAAGTTAACTTTTTGTTGCATGAAGATGTCAGAATATTCTGCTGCATTCCAATCTTGCATTGTTGCTGTAACTTGTGAAAAATCCACATTTAATGGTGTTACGTCTGTTTGTGGAATACGTAATGTAGCCACACCTTTGCCCACTTTAGGGAATTTTGCTGTTGAACCTTCAACGCCTCGTCTCTGTCTTACGGCACCAACAAGCTCTGCTTTAGCTTGATAAGCCTGTTTAACTTCGGCATCAAATAAGGTAACAAAAGCATTAGATAAACCAATAGCCATTATTGACTCCTTATAGTAATTAATAAAATTGTGTATTAATCGCTGTGGTATGCCAGAGAAATCTGGGCCGTGCTTGCTATTTACGATAGCCAGTCGTCAAGATTACTTGCGTTTAAGGGTTACAATGAATATGTAATAGGCCTCATTCCCGATTTTACAGGGGAACAAAGCCTATTGTCAAGCGATTTTTAGCCAAAGTTTTGAGCAAATGCTCTTTCGACTTTTTGACGGTAGGATGGATCAGTATTATATCTAGGATCTGCTACCATTTGATATAGCTCATCTTTCGATGGTGCGCCTTCTACTGGAGTTGTTTCTACAGGTACACGACCTTCATAAGATGCTCTGAGTTTTTCTAGTGCAGCAATACCTTTTGCAGTACCACCCATGACCTTGAACTCTTCAAAGTCATCCTTACCCCAAACACCTTTGTTAACTAAACTAGATGCCCATTTAACAATGCCATTGATTCTAGCATCAGCATTAGGGCCTAGCATCTTACGCTCTTCTTCAAGATTAACTTGTTGTGTTTCAGCGCCAAGCATATTCATCTCAACAACTTCACCAACAAGATCATCTAGTGCAGATTGACTTACGCCATACTTCGCTGCCCAATTCACTACATGACTACGTAATGGATCATCTTCTGGAGTTTCACCAAATGCAGATAAATCATAGTTACCATCTGCCGGTGCTTTATGTTTACCTTGAGATATTTGTTTGCGTAGGTCCATCCATGACTTAGCAATGCCTTCAAGATCTGGTGCGTCTTCATCTGACTTCCAGAAGTTTTCAGGCCACCAGTCTGGTCGCTCTAAAGGGTCATCATCACCATCCTCTTCACTAACAGCAAACTCTTCTTTTGCTTTTACTTCTTCAGGATCACGATGATCTATTTCTACTTTTTGTGGATTCTCAGCATCAGCTTCTTCGACTTCTGGACTTGCTCCATCGAGTAGGCCAGTGCTTTCTTCTTGAGTCTCTACACTAGGCTCGAGTGTTTCTTCCATTATAATTTCCTTGCTCTAATTAGCCTTGCTTCTAAGTCCTTGACTATACTGTTTTGTCCTTCTCGATAAAACGCGTAGCTTGGATCGCTACCCGGCAAAGCAACGGGTTGCTCAATGACTGCATCACGCAGCCATTTCATTAATTTCTCCCCGTCCTCACCCCCTAGGACACGTAGACAAAGACGATCTAAGTCGTCTCGTTTTTGATTAGCCTCACCAATTTCTAATGGTATTGGCTCTTGTAAATCTTCCCATCCAGCCAAATTATTCTCCTATATTATATTTGTTCAGTAATGGCCGTTTATTATTATTCTTTATAACCTTGGCTGTAGGCTCATCATCTTGATAAAACACACTCTTACCTTGTTTTAATCTTTTTTCAGCATGTTTTGAAGCAAGGTTAAAGATTTTATTAAACTTATCTTTATTCCTTTCTCTAAAAGCCATACGCTCATTTTCTGGACTCTCCATTAACTCTTCATCTTTAGCTAATAAATTTATATCATCTTGTGTAAGTCCAGGAACTAGAGAAGGTACACGCATCTCTTTAACTGAACCATCAGGCTGTTTTACTTCAACATCAACAGAAAACTCTGTCATTGTTCTACCCGTATTAGACTTAACAGCACCTAAGAAACCACTCATAGATTTTGGAACCATAGTATGATATTCATCTATTAATGGTCTTTTTCCTTCATTTCTAAAATAAGATTCATTTAATTGAATTTTACCCATCTACTACTCCTGTGGTTGTTGCATCATGGCCATTTCTTCCTGTTGTGCTGCTTGTGCCATCTGTGCTGCTTGTTGTTTCATCACTGCACGCTCAGTTGGTGTTGGTCTTAATCGCTGTGGAACACCAAGCTTCTCTGCAATGTAATCCATCATTTCATCTATCTTAATACTCATTGCGCCTTCTGGACCAGCACCTTGTGCAATCTGTGCATACTGTAATATGTTTTGTACATCATCCATATTCTGTGCCATAGCTAATGGAGCCACTGGTGCAATCTTAACTTCTAATCCATTTACTTTTAATGGTAAGTTAATGATACCACGGTCATCCATCACTTGTAACATTTTAGAGACTAACGGAATCATTGTTTCATTAATGAGTCGACCAAATGCAGAACCTAAGTTTTGTGACAGCTCTTTCATTCTTTCGACAACTTCTGTCGCTGATCGAGCTGACATGTTGTCTGGTGGTAATGATTCGTCAAGTAAGATACGTTTAATATTCATACGTAGATCATTCATTACAATGTTAGATACGTTAAAGTCACCGGCACGTGGTAATGGTCTTAATGATTCACCTTGTGGACCACCATTACGGGCTACAGGAATAATTGCACCTGGCATAATCTTCACTGTGTTAGGATTTAAAACACCGTCATCTGCTGCTGTATACACACCAGAGATAGATAGTGACGCATTCTTCAATACAAGCTCTAATGTTTTATTTAATGTTTTAATATCAGGTAATGCAGTAATTAATGGACCGCGACCATAGATCTCACCCGCTACTTTTGCATAACGTGATACAACCCATGGGCTATATGCCATACGTCTATATACAAGTTCTGTTTTAGATTCTTTGTGAATCAGATGGTAACAATAATCACCACGCTTCTGATCAAACACAGTTGCTTCAATCAGCTCTACATCATCAGTGGGTTTGTCATCAATCTTTTTCTGTAAGTCACCTTCAATCTTAGCATCAGGCCATTGACGTTGTATTGCTTCACCTTTCATACGTATACGTCTATATACATTATCGACTTGACCATTAGCACCTTCTTCCAAAGACACTAAGTATTGTGGCACCGGAATAAAGTTTACTGGAGTAATATCATCTCCAGGTTGAACCATCATGACTGCTGTACCTACAGATAAGTCAAGCAAGAACTCACCAATAGCTACATCAAAGTTAGATTGTTTTAATGTATCAAATAGTTTATCGTTGTACATATCTAATGCAGCTTGTGCATCAGCTTGTCTATCTTGAGGAATGTCTGATCCTGGTTCTAGTCTGCACCATTTACGTTGTGGAGGAAAGATGCCTGATTGCATACGATTAGCAAAACGTTGTGTAGAATTAATTGCAGTAGAATCGAACACGCGGTTCATCTTTTTAGTACCGCCTACTTTACCATCGTAATGACCGTCATATAAATTACGTTGTGGTAACGCAAACTCATAAGCCTCTTCATACAAGTTTCTAAAGTTTTCTTTTCTTGTTAATGCTTTGTCATGTCTCTTTAAAACATCCTCTGCACTTAATCTCATCATAT